ACATCTATTTTTTCTGTAGATATCCCTTCACTCCCTAATCTTCTGTATCTTTTTATGGCTACTTCCTCAGCTATAAATTCAAGCTCAGTGGGGATTGTAGAACTTTCTATATACACACTCATGTAATTTATAGCGTCTGATAACAAAATAGCCAACAATTCATCTTGTGAATCATCGGCTTGCAAACCTAATTTTATTTTTATCTTAGAAATATCCATTTAAATTACCTATTAAGCATCTGATTTTTTAACACATATTTGTATCGCATCAACTCTTTTATTTAAGATAAATACATCTTCGAATGATTCTTCAAAGTATACATATTTGCCTTGTGATAATGCACTTGGTGGTTGAAGTTGTGCGAATGAATAAGAAACTATAGGTAATATAGCACTTGGATGCAATAATATCATTGCTATATCTTTAGCAGTTGATTTAGCTACAAATCCTCCATCAGTTTGTCCAGATGTTTTACCATCATTAAATGTATATTCTGTTTTAAAAAGAGCTGTTGGTACAGAAACTATATCAACTTCTTCTATTCTTGATACATTTCTAGCTAGTTTTTTATCTCCGTTGTTTCTAACTATAGCTATAGCATTGTCAATTAAAGTTTTTGTATATGTATCGCAATATAAAACCCTTCCACTTACTGGCACTAATGCTTCATCCATAGCATCCATCATAGCATCAAATTTAGTCAATACTGTATTTGCTGTTAAATCAGCAGTTTCAGCAGTTATTGCTTTTTGTGCATTTCTTAAACTATATATAGTAGAGAACATCATTGCATCTAACTCAGGAAACTTTTTAGTTTCATTCATTACTTTTGTAATGTTGCTTATAGATGCTACCATATTAGTTTGATTTACATCTTGTGGATGTACTAATGTTTGCCAAATTCTATGGTTAGTAAGTGTTTTAGTTTCCCATTCATTTGAGAAGTTTTGAGAGAAATCACCTATTTTAGTTCTATCTCCGTCAACTCTACCTCCAGTAGATAAAAGTGGTATTTTTATAGTCTTTGCATCTACTATTTTGTATTTTCTTGTATTTTCGTTGCTCCATAATGCTCCTGAGTATAAGACATATGGATAAGCATTTGCAAGCTCTCTGCTATAAGCTTCTGCATAATTTACTGTCATTTACATCATCCTTTCTATTATTTTCTAGGTCTTACACCTGTGAAATTAAACCCAAATACATCTCCATTATTTTGTTCAGCTGGTTTTACTGGTGGTTTACTTCTTAATCTATCATCAACTGCCTTTTTAACGGCATTTTGGAAGGCTTTTTCAACTGCTTCAATAGAAGCATTGCAAGTTTCTGCATCTGAAAAGTTAAGAGCATCAATTAACTCTTTTGGTAAATTCTTTTCTGCTAATGTTTCATAAGCTTGAGCTTTTAACTCTCTAGTAGTTATATCTTTTTCCCTTTTGTCTAGCTCTTTTGACCTTTTATCTTGCTCGTATTTAGCTTTTTCATCAGCATTCATTTTTTTAAGCTTTTCAGCTTCTGTTATTTTTTCTTGTTGTTGTGTTTCCCACTCAGTTTGAGCAGTTTGTAAAGCTTGTTTTAATCTTTTATCAAACTCAGCTTTATAATCTTTATTTTGGCCTAATACATCGTCAAATGAAGGTGTATTATTTTCTGCTGCTCCTGCATTAGAGCCTTCACCAGCTCCAACATCAGTGTTATTTGTTCCACCATCTGTTTGATTTGGTGTTCCACCTCCAGCATCAGCCATTAACTGTAAATTCATTTTTAAACCTTTTGACATAGTTACCTCCTATTCAGCGAACATCCAATCTTCTGCTAACATATCAGCTTGTGAAGCAAGCCAAGGAACAAATTTATTATCTGCTGTTTTCATACCTATCCAAGGTGATAAAAATAAACTATCTTTATGTACTTCTCCATCTACTTTGTATTGATAAGGATTTACGTAAGCTAAATACATTCTTTTACCATTCCAACCTTGTCTACATACTTTTAATCCACGTTTTAAGTATTTTATAGCTTCGCCGAAGTTAAATGTTGGAGTTCCACCTAATAAAGTACAATTTTCATTATTAGCAATTACCCATTCATCAGATAAAATATTACTTAGAGTATATTCAACTCTTTGTGTTTCTCTTATATCTAATATAGGACCTTGTCCTTCATCTGCATCTTTTGGTCTACAGTGCATCATAATAGTTTCTTTTTCATTGTCCCAACACCAATAGCCACCCCATGAAGGTAATTTCATAGGTATTCCTTTTTTCATTTCTTCTAATGCTTGTTTAAAATTCATTTACTATCCTCCTATTCAACCTTAGTAAACTTTTGCATTATATTATCATGAGTATTTTTATCTAGCTTAAAATCTGTTGGTTTATCAATAACAATATCAAAGCCTATTTGTTCAGATAAATCAGCTAGGTACTCATCTCTTATGTTTTTATCTATTCTTTCATCTAAAGCAACTTGTTTTAACATTTGTATAATACTTTTAACTATATCCGTTTCGGTAAGTTGCACAACCATTTTTAATCCTTTATTCTCAGCGTGATATCCATTAGGTAAGTTCATTAATATTCTCCTTCTACTAAAAAAGAGATACTTAAACTGTATCTCTTAATTTTATATTGTTTATAAATTGTTCATATTGTTCTTTTGTATTGTTGCCATATCCATATATATGATGAAATTCTTTATGACATTTTTCACATAATGTAATTCCATTTTCTATTTTATATCTTTCTTCTTTATGCTCATGATATGAATTTAAATGGTGAGCAATTAAATTACCTCCTCTGTTGTCGCCACAACATTGGCAAGTATAATCATCTTTATCAAATACAGATTTTCGCCATTGAGCATATTCAAAAGTTTTTCTTTCCTTAACTCTTTGTTCATGACTTCTATTTGGATTCCATTGAGGGCTTAATTCTCCTCTTCGTCCATACATGGGATTTTTCTTTCCCTTTTTACTTTCAGATTGATGTTGTCTATATTCTGGTCTATTTATAAAACTTTTGTCTGTTATTTTTCTAGTTTCTTTCATGGTTTTAGAAGCTTGTTTTCTTCTTTCATCGTTGTTAATCCATTGAGTTTTAATAGCTTCACTTCCATGTCTTAATTCTATACCTACTTTTTTTATCCAAGAAGCTATATTAGAACAATTATTTTCTGTTCCGTAAATATCTTTAGATATTTGTCTTGTCGTTCTTTTGTTGTCTATATATTCTCTTTTTAAATATGTATAAGCTTCTTCGCCTATTTTATCTTCAAATTCTTTAAGAGCTTTTTCTTGTTTTAGTTTTGTATTACATTCTTTACAACATGAATGTTGTTTTGACCTAATAGCATTTCTATATGGTTTTTCAAATATTTTTCCACAATTATCACATCTTACTTTTACTTTTTTGTTACTTCCTTTTGAGTAGTTATATTCCCCTAATATCATAATATCACCTCTTATATACATTATAACATTAATAGGCAATACTCTGCAACTACATTTATAAATATATTGAAATTACTTATTTTCGTAATCTGTGACAGGCAAAATTGTACATCTACAAAAACAATGCTTTTACCGATGAAACGGAGGAACGTTACTTCCATAACTTACTTCGTTTATCGGTATCACCTCCCTGTCCATGCTTTCACAGTCAGCACATGTTCTTTCATCAAATGCAACACATATCTCTAAGGCCTTTACTCCATTGTCTTTATATCCATCAACATGGCCTTTGGTCATAAAAAAATTGGTCTCAGTTCGTATAAGCCTTTCAGCTTGATACTTACTAGCACCTTCTAATTTCCTTAGCTCCTGTCCCATTTTCTGTACTGATTTTCCTTGTATTAATCCTTTTGTTAGTGTTTCCCTTATGTTATTCATTGTAGCTGTTTTATTGCTCCATATTCTACTGCTAAACTGTCTACCACTCCAAGGATAACTTATTGCATCTTTGATAGCTCTTTTAGGTAATACTTTGTTTGTTACTCCAGCATCAGCTAAAGCTTCTTTATAGGACCTTTTATACATTCCTGTTAGATGCTCTGTCATATTCATTTGTACATTATGTGTATTTTTTATAAGCTCTATATCTATTCCATCAAGTAAACTTTGTAGCCTTGTCACTTTGCCTCTAGCACTCATTATTTTCCATTGTGCTAACACTTCTTCACTTTTAGTAGCTTGATATAACTGTTTTAATTCTTGGACTTTATATCCATACTCTCGCATTTCTACTGGAGTTAATAGCTTATTTGATTCTGCATAAGTTAAGTTGTTTTCTATTGCATATTTATTATAGAAGCTATCTAACTCCTTTGATATTTGCATATAAGAATCGTGATAAGCATCAGCCAATTTCTTTACTGCCTTATCCTCAGATAACTTACTTTTCTTGTCTCTATCTAACATTCTTTGATGCCAGTAATCACGATTTTTCATTCCTAAGTAATACTTTGCTCTTCTGCCCATTGAGATTTATCTCCCTCTTTTGGATCATCAACTACATTACTATCAGCATACATATCAAACTTTTTCATTTGTTCCTCTTGCTCTTTATCTATCAATTCTATTTCTTGCTTAGGATTTTCAATAAAATCTAACTGAGCTAATAATGTTTCTCTTGAAACTATTCCAGATAACTGAGAAACCATTTGAGCCTGTTCTAATGTATTAGTTGGTAATGCTCTAGTAAATGTTATCTTGATAGTTCTGTAATCAATGCTTGTTCCTTTTATGTTTAAAACAGTGCATATAAGCTCTAGCATTCTTTGGATTGACTTTTTCCATTTGCTCTCTTTCTTGGCCATATCTTTTTCAAGTGCGAATAACTTAAATTTAAGTGATACTCCACTAACATTGCCAGCAAACTTTTCATCTGTTAGGTTAGGTGTTTTAGTGACTTTGTGATAGTCATTAACTAATCTATTAAGCAAGTTTTGAGTATAATCATCATCTACTGTTTTTGTAATAAACTCAGCATCGCCGTCATCTTCAACTAACATAACTCGATTTTCTTTCATATCTTTAATATCTTCTTTAGTTGTTCCAGCTAGATTTTTTAACAACAAATAAGCATTATCAAAATACTCTATCTCATTAACTGAACTACTAATAACAGATTCTATTGCATCTACTAAGCTTATTGCATCCTCATAACAGCCTTTTCGGTTTTCATTTTCTACAAATTCAATAACAGGAATGCCATCAAAGTAGTTTTCTTCTATATCTACTAACTCTGGTGCTCCTACTTTGCCGTTATAGTATTCAATCATATCTTTGTTGTAGACTGTCATATAAACCTTTTGCTCATTATCAGATACATCAGTATAGTAATAATATCTTACAGCTCCTACAATATTCTTTTCTAAGCTATTGTCATAAACAATAATCATATTATCAGGAGTTTCTGTCGCAAATCTAACATTAGCTTCTTTATCCATGTATAAAATTAAAAAAGCATGGCCGTATATACTAGTTAATCGGTCAAGCTCTGTGTTTACATCTTGAAAATCATTGTAATCAAGGATATTATTTATTGTTTCTGTTACATTATCATCTTCACTAGAAAAAGTAAGAGGCTCTCCACTAAAATAACCAGTTCTTATATCTGTTGTGAAGCTAGGTAGGTTTACAACTATTTTATTATTAGGTTTTTTAGGATCTTCCATTGTCCTATTTAAAATTTCGTGATAACCTTCATAATATTTCAAGTTTCTATAATATTTTTCAGTTTTAAACCACTGGTGCTCATCTAATATATTTTGCACATTATCAAGCTCCAGTCTTTCTTTATCTGTAATAAATATAGGTCTTTTTACTTCTTCAAATCCTGGTATTAATATCAATTTCTCACCTCCTATATTCCTAAATCAAGTTTCTTAGACTTAATTCTATTTTGTCTAATTTCATCTTCCATAGCATATCTTGCTGCATCACATTTTGTTATCGCAAGAGCTCTTTATCCCTTGCTTCTTACAGTTTCTATTCCTGTAAGTTCGGACTATCTTTTAGTTTTCTAAGTTTATTTGCACAACTTCTTGAACAAGTTTTTGCTTTACTGTATTTATTTGTTTTAAACTTTTTACCACATACTTTACAAATTCTATATTCATCATCTATACCACTATCTCTTCTAAATTTACTTTTACATTTATTAGAACAAAATCTATTAACTCCATTTGCTGTGCCTTCAAATTTTTTACCACAACATTCGCACTTAAAAGTTTCTTTTTTATGTAATTTTTCTTTGCATCTATTATATTGTTTTTTATGCCATTCTAACCCTTCTTCACTTCCATGCCATTCACTAGCTTTAGGTCTAGCATTTAGTTCAAGATTTTTTCTTGCCCATTCTCTTCTATCTTCATCCCAAGATAAAATTTTATGGATTTCATGATGTTCTTCTTTTGTAACTAATTGTAAATTTTCAATGTTATTATTAGTAGTATTTCTATCTATATGATGTATTTCATATCCTTCTGGAATAGCTCCATTTTCTTTTTCCCATACATATTGATGTAAATATTTTCTTAACGTTGAATTGTAGTGGTATTTCTTACCATCAACTAAAGTAAATTTAAAACCGTCCATTATTATTGTTTTCATATCGCACCTCCGATTATTTTATAATAATATTATACCACAAAATATCGAATAGCGTCTATTAAAATTTATTGAAAACTCCGAGGCCTCGTGGAACATTATATTCTTTTTCAAGTTTCAGTTCTAGTCTCTGCCCCTGGCTAATCTTTTAAAATTAGCCTTCGGTTCGGATTAGCATTTCAGCCTTCCCGCTTAATTCCTCGGTTTATACTCGACTAAGCAGCAATGCCCATCGAGTGATTATTTTTATCTGGATACTCACCTTTAAAGTTTCCATCTTTATCTTTTTCAGTTTCATATCCTAGAAATTCCCTAGCTGCATTAGGACATCTATCACTATCTATTATTATTTCTTCTATTTCTTCTGATAAAAACTTAATCCCATAATCCACACTATCTGGTCCTTTTTTAGCACCTCTTACTTTTAGTCCTAAGTCTTTTAAATCTTTTATAGATTTAGGTTCAGATGAGTCTGCAATAATAGTTTTAGAGTTTGGATCTAATTGTTTTATTTTTTCAGCTGCTTTTGAGTTAGATAATCTAGTTTGATATATCTCTTTAAATATATATAATCTTTTTCTTGTTTTATCATAATGCATAACAATATAAGCAAATGGGTCTTGAGCGTAACCCCAGTCAAGTCCTCTTTTTATTCTGTCAAAGTTGCTTATTTCTTCATCTGTTATTTTTCTTATTGTTACGTTTAAGAATACTTCTCCACCTGTACCAGTAACAGCACCTAAATAATCATGTTCATATTTAGTTATATTTACTTTTTTAAGGTGTTCAGCTTCTATTATGAATTGTTCTCCTAACCAATCTTTTGGAACACTCCTGTAATCGCTATGATGTACATATTTATCTGTTCTTTGGTCTAATACTTCCATGTTCGCCCAGTTTCTTTGAGATTCTGGAGGGTTAAAAGAATAAAATACAAAGAATTTAGGTCCACCACGCATAAGAGATTGATTTATATTTCTTATCTTATCGTAGTTCTCAAATTCGTCTACTTCTTCAAACCATATATATTTTATATATCCTTTTGATACCTTTATAGATTTAACTTTTTTAGGATTGTCAGCACCTCTAAAAAGTATTTCTTGGCCTGTAGGTATATAAGTAAGCTTTAACGGAGAGTAACTTATTTTCCACTTGCTTGTAACACCTAGTTTTTCTATGGACCATAATATTTGCTCAAATACTGAGCTTCTTAGAACATCTTTTACTCGCCTAAAAATAACAGCATTTGAATATATTCCTTTTTCAGCATCTTTCATCATATTAAGAGGTATTTCCGTACCTATAAATGATGACTTAGTACTACCACGGCCACCTTTAAACCAGTAATGAGTATGTTTACCTTGTTTTATATCGTGATGTACTTTATAGAAGCTTGGAGCGATTAATTCTGTCAGTTTCATTCTTCATCAGGGATATCATCAACTATTTTAACTCCCATATCTCCATTGATTTCTATTTTGTCTTTAAACATTCCTAAGTGTCTGCCTAGCAAATCTAATGCTCTTAATTTGTCATATAATTTTACTTCTCTTTCTGTAGCATCCCCATATTCTCCAGGTATTTTTTTAACTTTTATAGATGCAATAGCAGCTAAATTTTCTTCACTTGTCATTTTTACAGTTGCATCTCTGAAATTTATAACATCATTTGGATTAACAAATGCTATCTTTGCTAACTCCCTTAAAACTCTATCTTGATTAATACCTGTCCTTCGACTTCTTTCAGCCATAGCTTTATCTATTTCATTTTTAACCATAACATTTGATAACAGCCTGCTACTTTGTTCTTGTGCAGTATTAGGAGAATATCCAGCCCGAATTGCTGCTTGAGTGGCATTAAGGTCTATCAAGTATTCTTCTACAAACTTCTTTTGTTTAGCTGTCAATTTCGCCATTAATACCACTCCTTTCTAATTCTAATAATTTATTTCTATATCTATTATCATTTGTTAATCTAATAAGACTTTCTATATCTCTTTTACTTAGCTTATCGTCTATCTCTCTTTTTATAGCCATAATAACTAATATCTTAGCTTTATAAAAATTATTTACATGTGTATGTCCGTTTTCAAATTTCTTGTTTGTATTATGTACAACAAATCCGTCACTACATCTATAAATCGAATACTCTTTTCTTTGAAATATTTTTCTACTCATTTAGATCAACTCTTTCTTTGCACAACAAAAGGAGCCCATGAAGGGCTCTTTTTCAAATTGAGTATGAGATTAAAATCTGTTTCTGTTGTTGTATGATAGTAATTACATTTAACGATTAGCAAGCTACAGGATTCGAACCTGTATCACATGGGGGCGTGATTTCCATTACTTGCACGTTGCTGAGGTTTTACCCCCAGCCATTTCCTGTCATAACTAAGTTGTTAATTATATACTTAATACTTAGGGAGGACACAAGTCTGTGCCAAGAAAAAACCAATGTTTTAAAAAAACTGTAGCAATTATACTAGTCAAATAGGTTACCAGGCTATCTGACATTCAATAAGAGTTTGTAAAGAAAACAACCTTTATATTTTCCTATAATACAAATATACTATAGTTTTCTGTCTAAAAAAGGAACTTTTACGGAAATTATGAGGTAACTTTACGGAACTTTTACGGAAATCATATAAGTGATTTTATTTTGTTTATTATATCGTTTCTCATAATTCTACATTTTTTATCACTATATCCTATTTCCTCCCCTACATCTAACCAGCTTGGTGCTTTTTTTCTATTAGAGAAATATCTAAAGCTAACAAGTCTTTTCTCTTCTTCTTTTAACAATTCTAATGCATTTTCTATTTTTCTAATTTGTCTCTCTTTTTTATTTATCGCTTTTTCTATTTCTATTATCTGTCTCTCTTTTGCAAGTACTTCATTTTCGACTGTATTGCTTATGTTATTTGTTTGTGATGTTCTTTCATCAGCATAGCTAATAGCTTTGCATCCCTTGTACTCCACCTCTAGGTACTCTAAATCTATTTTTAAGCTGTTTAGCTCTATTTTCATAGAATTATAATTGTATAACTTACCTTCTGCATCTGAAAATGTTTTATCTTTTTCTATTGTTTTACTAGCCATGCTCCCACACTCCTGTTATAATAATATTGTCAATATTTGTGGGAATGTGAAAGCATTCCTTTTTTTATGTCAATTATTTATATTTATCTTCTTTGTGTAGTCCAATTTTCTGGTATCCAATTTTCTGGTGTTGGAACGTAAAAACTTTGTACACAGTCACCTAATATTTTTTTTACTTGACATTTGTTGCAATCTTCATTGCTACTGCATTCTTTTTTTATTGTTAGTAATGCTTGCTTTACTTCTTCCATTTAATCTCCCTCCAATTCCTTTTCAGCTAATTTAATTGCTTCCAATGTGCTATATCCCTTTTCTATGTATTTCTTAGCCAGTTCGACTAATTCTTTGTATCTTGCTAATATCAATCAATCACCTCCTAAAAAAATGTCAGTTGTTCATAATCAACTTGTTTTATTTCTTCTTGTTTAAATTCGTATTTTAATCTTTCTCTTTCTAGATCTTCAAATTTACTTTGGTCTCCACATGCTTTTTTAAAGCAATCATCACATAACCATACACAATCAGCTTCATCACTTCGAATATTTGCTTTATGTCCTTCTTGATTGATTTCTTTTGCACAGTTGTAACATTTGATGCCTAAAAGTTTTTCTTGTCTCAATTCTTCATCTTTATAATTAATTTTTCTTTCTTCATCTGGCCAATCTACTCTATTGCAAGTATAAACACATAAATTAGATTTTTCACATCCATAGCAACAAGCATTTGTACACATTTTCTCTTGTTGAATCATTGCTATTAATTCTGGTCTTCTTGCTTCATCCTGTTCTTTTATCTCTTCTATCGCTTCTTCTATCTCTGCCATGATTAATTCTTTTACTCCGTCCATACGTTCACAGCCAAATGATGTCATGCTACCACATTCAAATTCCATTTTATTCACCCTTTTATTTCAAACTTAATTCAAATAAAAATGTATCATAATTGTCTAGTTCATCATCTGCCATGTTGTCTAAATCTCTGTGTTCTATTTCAAATTCATCCTCTAGCATTTCAATCCATTCTCTAAAAGTTAAATCATGATTTGCTTCTATTTCGTAATCTTTTATTTTCTTATCTAACATTTCTTTTGTTATTTTCATTTCTTTTGTTATTTTCATATTTTTACTCCTTAATTTGTATTTTATTTTTAATTTAATTCAGCCCACTACTCATGATTTCCTAAGCCCCTATATATTTAGATATTTCTTAATAACTTGTATTGCTTCTTCACACGAGTAGCACACTTTTACTTCATATCCTTGCTCCATTAATGCTCTAATCCATTTCTTTTGATTATCTGTGCATTTATTTCTACCTACCTTCATTTCGATAAATAGACCGTATTTTTGACTTCTAGGAACTGGTAAAAATAAATCTGGTACTCCTGATTTTGTCCCTGTAGCTTTTAGTTTTCTAGCTTCTCCTTTATTTCTATATCCCCCATTAGGAATAGCAAATATCATTTTTAGTTCTGAATATTTACAAGATTGTAAGTTACACCATTGAATTAGAGTTGCTTGTTCTAAATCTTCACCTTTCATGTTTAATCCTCCACATATCCCCATTTTAATTTTTCACCTGTTACTGGGTGTTTCCCAGCTGACTTCTTTTTCCCTCTGCAACATTTAGAAATATCTGATTGACAAATTCCTGTTAATCTTTCTGCTTCTCTAGTAGACCCATATTTTTTACCAGTATCTATACATATAACTTTTCTAGACAAACTATTATCTTTACCTTTTTTAGCTTTTTGTAATCCTGTTCTGTATGCGTGCTTCATATTTTCTTCTTGAGTGCACCATTCTAAGTTTGATACTGTATTATTTTGTTTATTACCATCTATGTGATTTACTTGCGGTTTGTTTTCTGGATTAAGTATAAATGCCTGAGCTACTAAGCGATGTACTTTATGTTTTTTGATATTAGAATTTGCACTTAATGTAATATAATAATATCCACAATTATCTTTATACTGCTTTAATATTTTTTCTCTGTACTTTTTGTTTTTATCTCTTAAACTTTTAACTCTTCCTAAATTGCTAATTTGATATAATCCTTTGTAATTTTTTATATCTTTCCAAATTTCGTTCATTTTTATCACCTTCTTTAGTATGATTTTATCATACTTTGTCATACTTTATCAAGTATTTTAGATTTATTTTCATATAAAGTTATGATATAATACCACTAAGAGGTGATAATATGAAAAAGAAAATTGCTATAACTCTAGATGAAGAAATTCTAGAAAAATTAAAGCAATATGCCACTGAAGAGGATAGAACTATATCAAGTCAGATAAATAAATTATTAAAAGACTTTTTCAAGTCGAGAGAAGGGAAATAACCTTCTCTCTTTTATTTTTATCCTTCTCCATTTTTATTTAGCTGATATCTATCCATATTCCCTCCTATTTTGCTGTTCTGTATGGCTCTAACATTGTTACTAATTTATGTACTAATATTTCTTTGTCTTTTGTTATTTTCGCCTCACTGTTTATCGCTGGTCCTCTTTTTTCTTCTGCGCGATATTCTTCTCTACAAGTATTACTACAAAATCTTTGATTTGCTCTATTACTTGTATATTCTTTGCCACAATACTCACATATTTTTTTATTAGCGTTTTTAATGAAATTTATTTCCCATGTATTTTTATAAGGTTTTTCTTGTCTTATAGCTGATGCTACAGCTCCAGCGTATATTTTCTTGCCATATACACCTGTAAGATACTTCGCTACTGCATTTTGGCCTGTAAATTCTAATACTTCTCCAGTTTTTATATTTTTTACTGTGATTATATTTTCACTCATTGCTATTCACCTCTTCTCTTTACTTTTTTTGTTTCTAGTTCTTTTAAATAAGCTGCTAGTTCTTCAGGACTTAGTTTATATTCTTTTACTTTACTGCCCTTGCTTTCATAATTGCCTTTTAGGACTATCTCGCCTGGCTGAAAATAATATACACCCCCGTTGTTATGTCTAGTTTTTACTTGTTGTATTGCTACTTTGGGTCCTTTGGAATATACTTTCTTCAAGCATCCACAACTTTTTGTTATTCTATGTTGTAGATTACTTTCTCTTACCACTGTTGTATTTCCACATTCACATTGACATTTCCAGTATCTTCTGCTTTTTTCTACATGATCTAGTTCTAATACAACTAATTTCCCATATATTTTACCTGTCAAATCTACTACTTTTGGCTGTCTAGTAAGTCCCATATCCTTTACGTATCTTCTTATAGTGCTTTTATCTCTATTTAGTTCGTATGAAATATTCAAAATGCTTAATCCTTCGTTATATAATCTTTTTATCTTTCTTTTTTCTAAGTCTGATAGTCTTAATGCCATTTGATTATCCCCCTTTCGCCTAGAAGATTTAACTTCTAGGCTATTTATTTGTAAGTATTGCTATCTTATATCGTTATTTTTAAATATGTCTTTGCTTATTGAATCTGATATATCTTCTTTAATGTCTAATTTTTCTTTGATTCTATTTTCTTTCAAGCCTAGCTTTATAGCACCAATCATGCATTTTAAAAATTCTTCTGCTGGTATACCACTTTTTTCTTCTAATTTGCTTATTACTGTATCGTTTAGCATGCATAAATCAGCCATTATATCATGAAGTTCTCCATTTAATGTTGCTCTTACTTCTCCATCTTTTACATTTGCTTTTATCATTCTTCCTGTCCCCCTCCTAGAGCTCGCTAAAGCCCTATATTATATTTCTTAATCTATAGTTGTTTTCTATTCCTCTAGGGAATGTTATTATATTACCTTGTGCCATTTCTACGATTCGTGAACCAACAGCTTCATCAAACATCAATATTTCCTTAATTGATTTTTCTGTCGATATAATCATAGGTTTGCCTTTTAGATATCGTGTGTTGATTACCTTGTATATATATTTTCTATCTGCTTGTGTTGGCTCGCCTTTCAAGAAATCATCTAAAAATAGAACTCTTGGATTTATATATTTTTCTAACTCTCTTATAAATTCTTCTTCTTCATTGATAACTTGTTTTAGATTAGTCAGCATTGATATATATTCTTTGTATACGCAGCCAACATTGTTGTCGATTAGTTCTAGCATCGCTGAAATTCCTAAGTGAGTCTTCCCACTTCCAGGGGTTCCGCTTAATATCAAACTTGCATTAGTTTCTTTTTTTAAGAAGTCATTAATATATCGTAAAACCTCGTTCTTTGCCTTTATTTGCCATTCTTTGTTAGTTTTAAAGGAATTAATTGTCTTTTGTTTAAAAACATCTGTGAGATTGCTTAAAGCAAGTTTTTCGATACTTTGTCTTTTTTCTAAACAGCTACAAGGTACAGCCACTTCATATCCATCTTTTATCTCGAATGTATATCCTCTATCTTCACATAGAGGGCAATCATATTTTGCTGGTTCTGGAGCATGTTTTTCCAAAGCAACTTTTAATCTATCCAATAAAACTGCATCCATTTTATTCATCTCCTTATAATCCGAATTTTTCATCTATTTTGTCTAGAAAATCTAGATCTTGTTTATTTAATTCATCTTGTTGTCTAGGTTTGTTTTGTTCTTGCTGTAATTTGTATGCTTTTAGCTGGTCATATGTTGTTATGTTATTGTTGGTCCAGTTGTTGATTATCCCTTTTAGATAGCCTAAGTTAGTTTTACTTCGCTCTGTACATATCTCTATTGCTCTTTTAAAAAGTGAATAATCTATGTCCTTACTTATATCTATAAGCCATTCTGATGTTACTCCATTTATTACTCCTATATTATTTTCATAGAGTTTAGCAAACTTACCTACCAACTTATTATTTGTATCCTCTTCTATATATGTAGGTCTATCTCTATCTCTATCTCTATCTCTATCTCTATCTCTAATTATGGTGGAGATTTGGTCGGACATTTGTCCTGTACTTTCGGACGATTGTTGGGACATTTGTCCTGTTGTTTGTCCTTTTCCTTCTGATAATTGTTTCTTTTCTTCATCAATTCTTCTTCTGTAATTTCTTTTTCTATCTGCTTCTGTAGAACTTTTACCTATAAAGTCTTGAATATCTAGCATATAGATAGCCCCATTGTCTAGTATTTCTACTAATCCTAATTGTCTAAATATATCGACTGCTTTTTCTACTACTGCTACTGGATGCCTAGTAACATTAGCAAGCATTGTTGAATTATATGGTATTCTGTCATTAAACATTAATTTCCCTGTATTTTTTAAACTTCTAAGATAAAGTTTTAAAAGTATGTTTGAATATAAATAACCATCTGGCATACTTTCAAGTATTATCATTTCATCTCTGTCAAAGAAATTATCTACTAATTTTAGATAATAATATTTTTGATTGTCGCTCATTACTAAGCCTCCTTATTTGTTGTTTATCATAGGAAGGGGATTGCTCCCCAACCTAACTTATGCTGTTTTTTCTGCTGTTTTTTCTGCTGCTTTTTCATATCCGTTGCAAACTAAATCATATTCTGGTTTAGTCAAGTCTTTTACTTCCTTGTTGAATTTTTTCATTACTTGTTGCTTAACTAGATCTTTATCTACTCCAGCTTTGTTAGCTAGTGCATATAATCTAGCTAGTTGCTTGTCCGATAATTTTTTAGAATTATAATTATTGCTATAACTTCTTTGTGCTTCGGTTGGTGGTTTAGAATCAGCATCATCTTCATCTGTTGGTATTCCTAAGAACTTCAATAGAAAGTATCTTTCGTTGTATGTTAGTGCTGTCCCCATAGCCTTGCTGATATCATCTGTTTGTTGTCCGATACAAACCCAAGGAACTACCAATTTATCTGTTGGTTCTTCGGCATTAATCCATGTGTATGTCATTTTTGCAGTAACTATAAAATCTAATTTTTCTTTTCCTTTTGCTGTTACATATTCATGTTTTTCCCAATGAAATGTACTATAATCTATCTCTGGTACTAATAACACTCCTAGCTCGTCCATTTTATCTTTAACAGCTCTTAAAATTTGAGTTCCACTTACAAATATATAGTCATATCCTTTAGTGTCTTTTGAAAAGCCTTTGATATTTTTTCTTATTTCTACTAGCTTTTGATGCAAGTTCATGTTATTCACCTTCCTTACCTATCTCTAATTCTTCTATATTAAGTCGTAAAGCATATAATAAACTGCTTTCGTAACTATCATGTTTTCTATTTCCTATTTGTTTTAATGTGTCTTTATAGTGTTCTTTGAATATATCTAATGTCATAAATTTTCTATTTCTTAGAGCAAATTCAGCTCCTTCTATAAATCCTAGTCTGCCTAAATCATCTGAACTTCTAGAAAGTCTAACTAGGAATAATCTTTGTTCTAGTGTTTTTATATCTGAGTTTTTAACTCCTTCTGATTTTAATTGAATTTTCATCTTCCGAGTTCCCCTTTGCTTATGTTATAATTAATTAAACGTTAATAAATGAACACTTATTATATGTCTTTTGTACCTCCCTAGTCACCATTAGAGAGGTACTTTTCTTTTTATTGATGTGTCATGTCATATTCTAGATCTATTCTGTCTCTTTCCATTTGTGTAAATTCTCTTGCTTCTTCTAATGTCATTTCTTCTTGTTCTTCTGTTAATCTTCCAGTTTGTAACATTGCTATGTATTCTAAAAATGTAAACTCTGGATAATCTTTTGCTGCTCTATCTAGGTATTCTGGCGAACAGGTAATAGTCATTTATATCACCTCCCTTATGCCTTCTATATAGTTGTCTAATAGGTCTGATATATCTCTTAATAGGTCTAGTGCATTGTAAGCTGCACTTGTAAATGTGATGTAGTGTACTTTTGTGTTGTATTCGTATATTGATATTGAAATGATGTAGTAGTTTTCACCTTTACTGGTTTGTAAAGATAAGTTAATTTCAGCTTTAGCAAAATCTATATTTTCATTTATAAATTCTGCTTTAGCGAATAAACCTAATGTTTTTACTCTGAACTCTTGATTTGTCATTTATAGTACCTCCTTTAAAGACTTTCCTAGTTTTCTTTTGACATATTTGTCATAACTTATTCTGTCTACTAGATACTTTCTCCCCATATGATTTACTGTGTATTCTCCTGTGCTAAGTCCATATCTTGCTACCTGTAAAGCATAGTTACGGCCACAATGTAGATACTCCTGTAATTGTTCTATTGTTAGATATTCACATGGTGCATAGTCTTCGCTATAACGAAATTTTTCAACGATATCAACTAAGTCAATTCTTTCTGATATTGTTTGAAGTAGTTCACTTTGGTCCATGTTTCTTACTAACATCTTTTCAAATTCACTTGCCATACTTTCACCCCCCTAATTATGTATGCTGTGCCACCAAGCCCCTAAAAAGAAGCCTATGTTAAATATGATTACTGCTGCTATGTATTTTGCTAACATGATGCCTCCTATCTGCTATAATCAACTACTGTGTTATTGCCTTGTTTTCTAAGTAGTGCAAACTTGTTTTGTAACACGTGAAACATCTTTATTTCTGCTTGGTATGGAGTTATGATGCTCCATTCTTCTCTAAAACCTCTGGCTCTTAATATGTCTGATACTGCTTCTACTTCTCTTTTGAAGAAATGTTCTGTTCCTGTATATACTGCCATGCTAATTACCTCCAATTTATATAACTTCTAAGCTAACAAACTTATTAATGAAATAATTTATACCTTTGCCAGTAACCATAGTTGTTTTTCTTATTTTTGTTTCTCCATTGCAGATCATGTTAGTATGCTTAACTTCAAATAGTTTCATGTTCATTGCTCTTTGTGTTGGCATATTCTTATCGCTACCTGTTTTTATTAAGTAGCCGTTATCTCTTAGCCATTCAAATAATCTATTTTGCCCTATATCTATTCCATTCTGTTTTAATATTTTAGCTAATTCTCTAACTAAAATAGAATCTTTTGAAACTTCTAAACATTCGCCAACTAAAGCTTTAGGTTTCATATCCTCTATAGTTTCTTTAGCTTGTTGAAGTAGCTTGCTTTTTTCTTCTATTGTCTTTTGTGCTACTAATAATGCCCTTGCCATTATTTCGTCATCACTCATATTTTCATCGTGTGGTATATATCCTCCAGTTTTTCTAATAGAAGGTAGTACGTCGCTTGTTACCCAACGTTTAAATTTCTTTGCATTTGGTAATTTACTACTTAAAATTAAACTGTATAATCCAGATTCATTTATTAATGTTGTTTGCTGACTTCTTCCCAATTTATCTATGATGCCCTGTTTTAGGGTATCATCTTCATCTACATGATTTGCTATTGCATTTTGTGGTTTTGCATACCCTAATATACTTGCTATATCTTTTCCAACAAACCAAGGTTCATTGTTTATAGTTGTTGCTCTTACTGGTCCAAATTCTTCATTTTCGAATACTTCTAAATTTTGAACTAAGTTATTCATTTCGTTTATGTAATCCATACATTTCATCTCCTTTTATTATAAATTACTGCATACTTTTCTTGCTTGAGTATCCTTTATGTGGACTTCGTGACTAAAAAAAAGTTCTTCTATGCTGACGTCAAATAAATCAGCCATCGTCTTAGCTTCGGTTAATGTTATTTTTCTTCTTCCTGTTTCTTTATTTGCATAACTTGTTTTAGTTACTCCTAATACTTTTGCTAAATCTTCTTGAGTGTAACCATATACATTTCTGTATATTTTTAAATTCGTCAAGTTCATTCTTACACCTCCTTGATTTAATTTATACTTTCATTATATATACGTTACGTGTACTTGTCAATAGTTTTTCTGAAAAAGTTTTCTGTTTGTTATACTTTCTTGAAATAACAATTATTCGTATAATTAAATATGTTATAATTACTTTATATTTATGAAGGGAATAGTATTCAAAAAGTAGAATATTATATATAGAGGGAAATGAGTGAGAAAGAAGGAAAAACATGATGAAAACACAAGGAGATATACTAAGAGAACTGCGACTGGAAAAAGATATTACGCAAGAAGATTTGGGGAAAGTTTTGAACGTAAGTAAACAAACTGTAAACAACTGGGAGAATAATAGAAGAAAATGTGATTCAGATACTTTGTTTAAGTTAGCAAAATTTTTCGGTGTTACAGTTGATTATTTGTTAGGGATTAATGAAAATAAAAAACCTATTGAAGATCTAACAGAAAAGCAAAAGCAAGCACTTCAGCTAGCAGACCAATTATCTGATGAAGAATTTAACAATATAATAAGGCTTGTAATAAGCATGAAAAGAGGGACTTAATTCTAAGTCCCTCTTTTTTACACAGATTTATTTTTTTCTACTTGTTTTTGCATTTTTTTTATTATATCTTCTAATATTTCATCGTCTACTAATAATATTTCTTCTTTTCTTTCTAATAATACACTCTTTTCTTCCAAATAGATTCCCCCTTAATACAAACAAATGTTCTATTTTATTCTTTATATATATTATACACCAAGTCATAAGTTATATATATTATTTTTTTGGAATATTTATAATATTATTATACTACTAAACATTAAGTCAAAAGAGGTATTTTGATATATTTTACATGTATATAGGGGAAAAATTAATTTTTTATCAAATTATGTTGGAAAGTAATGCTATATTGATAGCTTTCTGCTACAATTTAAGAAAAATAAAAAAGAGGGAGTATGATGAGTTATGAAGAAAATATTAAGTATTATATTATGTTCTATGTTGTGTTTAAGTGTTACCGCTTGTAAAGCTCATGAAGCTACTACAAATAAAACAACTACACAAAAAACTGTTGTATCTCAAGAAACTCAAGATTTTCTTGATGAATTTGGTGTTAAGCTTCAAGAGATAATTGCAGATTGGAATAGTGTAGAAAATCTTTTAAATGATGGAGATGCTTATGTAAAATCTCAAGAAGGGAAAACAAACTTTACAGAGGTGTTATTAACTATAAAAAATCTAGATGTTGAATTTGAAAACAGCATACCTAAAGAATGTGAAAAAATCGTATCTCTATGGTATGATTTGGCTGATAGAAGATACGAACTAGTAGATCGTTGTTCAAGTTATCTGGATGGTAATTTGTCATACTCTGACATTCAAAAGTATTTTAAAGAATACGATGAAGGAAATGCTAAAATTATAAAAGAAATGCAAAAAGAAGTAGATAAAATATTAGGTAAGTAATAATAATAGATAAACATCAGGGCAGTTTTACCAGCTGCTCTTTTTTTATAAGGAGGGTTACCAATGAAAAAAATCTTAAGTAGTTTTATACGTAAAAGAAATGACAAATATTATGTATATGTAGAATATATAGATGAAGTTGGCAAAAAGAAACAAAAGAGTCAAGGATCATACGCAAATAAAAAAGATGCTGATAAAAAATTAATAGAAGTTAAAAATAGTATAAATAATGATATTTATGCTTTGCCGAGTAACATTTCTTTTACAAATCGCTGTTATCGATATTACGATAGCAAGTTAGGAATATCTGAAAATACTATTGCTTGTGCGAAAAGTATCGTAAAAAAACATGTCGAAACTTATTGGGGAAATATGAAATTAAGTGACATAACTGTAAATAAATATCAAACATTTGTTAATTATGTGTTTCAAAAAGATTTAGCTTATCGTTCAAAACGAAAAATAATGCAATTATGCAATGCTGTACTAAATGAAGCATACAGATTACAAGAGATAAATAAAAAGATTACTGATTTTATTATCCTTCCAAAGAATAATAAAACACACGAAGAAGAAATATATTCGATAGAAGAAATAAAACAGATACTAAACGCTTTAGAAAGTGAAAGTATATATTTTCAAAATGCTATAAAGCTTTTGATCTATGGAGGTCTAAGACGCGGTGAGGTTTTAGGTTTAACATGGGATTGTGTAGACTTTGAAAATAAAACTATAAAAATTCAATATAATTTACAATACATAGAAGGTAAATATATCATGAAGCAACCAAAGAGTAAATCATCAATAAGAAAAATTTCTCTGCCAGATCATGTTTTTGACATGCTAAAAAAAGAGAAATTAAGACAAAATAAATTAAAGTTACAAGGTTTAATGAAAGAAAAAGAATATGACACAGTATGCATAAACAGCAATAACAATTATTATAATCCGTACAATTTAGATATTACTTTTAAACGATTTATTAAAAGAATTGGGCTTGAATTTAAAAAGCTACATGCATTAAGACATTCTCATGTTTCTATGTTAGTTGCATCTGGTGTAGATGTAAAAACAATATCAGAACGCGTGGGTCATTCCGACATATCTATTACATTAAAAATCTACGCGCACGCTTTTAAGGAAAATGATAAGATAGCAGTTGACAAAATTGACAATATACTAAGTCAGTAAATTGTCAGTTTTGTCAGTAAAAACTTAACTGGTCAGTAAATTGTCAGTAAGCTATTTGAAAATAAATAAATCAAAAAACACTGATGTTTAAACATTGTAAACCGATTTAAATACTAATAAATCATATTTAATATATCTAGTAACTATATTATATTAAACTTATAGTATTAGCCATACCAACGTTTTAACAAAATTTCAAATTAAAATGTCAGTAAAAATGTCAGTAAAATTAACTTATCCACATTTATTATAACACATTAAAGGCTAGAGAATTCATTTCTCCAGCCTTATTATTTATTTATTATCTTCTGAGATATACTCCCTAGCCTACCATTACATCATTATTAATATAGCACTTGCTACTCCAATTCCTAGATATGTAATGCGCCCTGTAACTTCCAATACTAATTTTCTCATAGTCATTACCTCCTTCATTAGGATTATTAGCTGTTTCTGGAATATTTATACAAATTTTAGAAAAAATTTTTCAAATTCGCTTGACTATTGGTTACCAATAGTATATTATATAAGTATAATAAATAATAAGAAAGGGGTAAGGAAGATGAAAAGAAATTTAATGAAAGAAGCTCATAAAATGACAAAGGAAATAAAAGAACAATATCCAGAAGTAGATTATCAAGCTCAATTAGGTTTATGTTTATCTTTCTTAGCTCAAGAAGGGGAACAAGAAATGAAAATAGAAGGAAAAAGCGAAAAACAAATAAAATATGCTGAAAATTGTAGAGATAGCAGAATAGCACAATTTGAAAGAAAAATAGAAAGATTAGGAACAAGTGAAGTAACAGCAACTTATGAAGTAAGAAAAACTGGGGAAAAATTAGAACTTACAAAAGTTGAAGCATTACAAATAGGTATAAATGTATTAAAAAACATGACAAAAGCTTGGGAAATAATCAATGCTTGTGAATGTGATATAGAAATATTAATATACCACTACGGTCAATATAGATAGGAGAAACTTATGAAAGAACAAAGAAATTTGAAAGTAAGTTGTTGTAAAGCTGGAGGTAATGCAAGTAAAAATGCATTGTCTTACAAGTTAACTCTTCCAGTAGCATGGATTAAAGAAATGGGTATTAGTCCAGAAGATAGGGAAATAACAGCTACTTTTGAAAACAATAAAATTATAATAGAAAAGGGGAAAAGAAATGAAAGCTTATAAAACAAAAACTTGGAATGATTACAAAATTCTAAAGGAGGATTCTATCAACACAGTTGATGTAAGTGAAATAGCAGAAGTAAAATTAGCTGAAAAAAATGGGGAACAATATATATTTGGAATAACAAATCATATAGATGACATATGGTGGCAAGGGTTCAAATTAGAATATGAATACGATGGTAGAGATTTATTTGAACTTTATCATCTATATAGAGAAGATTATATAATAAATAATCGTTAATTAATATTAATTTTAATTTTAATCAAAATAAAAAGGACTAGAGTTATTCTAGTCCTTTTCTGCAAGCAATTTTATAATTACATATATTAAGTTTTAATCCTTGTTTTAATGGATATTGCTTGCTCTTATATTATAGCACATCTTAAAAATAGAAGCTAGAAGGTTATATACCCTCTAGCTATTTTATCGGTCGCTATCGGTCGCGTCCGATAACTATTTTTCAAAAACTTCTACATATTTTGGTGAAGCAGTGATATATACTCCTGATTTTAGTTTATACATATCTGTTCCAGTTCTTTTAACTTTTTCTGTAATCGTATAAACTCCACCAGCAGTAACTTTACCAATAGTATTTTCTTCTGTAAAGTCGGCTTTGCTATGTATATTTACATCCTTTAGTATTTTAACGTATTTAACCTTGTAAGTTTCTTCTTTCTTTTCTATATAAGTTACTCCAAAGTATTCACATACTGCTTTTGCTACTGCTTCAGCACATTTTTCTTGATGTTTTTTATCAAGCATAAGTTTAGCTTCATTCCAATAATCCATAAAACCATACTCGATTAATATTGCTGGCATTGTTGTTTGTCTAAGTATAGCTAATGTAAATCCACTCATATCTACATCACGCATTAAACCGTAGCTATATTCGTAATTTATATCTTTTTCTAAATGTTTAGCTGCTAATTTTCCTAATTTTATAGATTTTTCAGAACAATTTTTAGTTCTTAATACTAATAATCCCTTAATTTTACTTTGCCATTTAGCACAGCTTCCTATCGCATTATAGTGATTTGAAATTAATATATCTGCTTTTGCTGCATTAGCTTTGTATGCTCTCATATTAAGTGGTATATCAGTTTTTCCAGTCATATCTGCTGTAAACATTGTATCTATACCACATCTCTTTAGCGCAGCAGCTAGATATTCACTTACACCTCTGTTCCATTCATTTTCTTTTATGATCTTTCCTTTTTTTCTGACTAATTCACCATCTATGTATAAATTTTTTGACATTGGAACTGATTGTTTACCTTCTGTATGCATACCATGTCCTGCATCTATAGCTACTAAATATTTTTTACTCATAATAACACTTCCTTTTCTGAAAATAAAAGATGCTTAAAAAATCGACCTTCCTATCCACTTCCTAAGCACCTTACAGTCACCTTATAAAGTATTTATATCTATTTTTCTATCAAGTTCTTAAAAGCTTGATGTAAGCCTACAGAAGCAAGCCCTGAAAATAATCCACCAAGTATAACTTCTGGACTTACATATCCAGCTATCCATATGTTTAAAGCGCATCCTAAAAGTGCCATGATGCAAGGTATGTATTTATTATCTATAAAACTAAAACTTGTTTTTATAACATATCCTACACATACACAAATACCTACTACTACTAAAACTAAATAGCTACCTAATAAATTTAAATCAAACATAACTACCTCCTATTAATTAAATAAATTATTTTGTATTGCATAAAAGAAAAAACTAACCAATGCTGTTATAATTGCATAAGTTAGTTTATTTAAGTTGCTTGCTAATTTGTCTATGGTATTGCATAGATTTTCTATTTTTACTGCCATTTCAGACTGTGTATTTTCTAGTTTGTCTATTCTTTCAGAATGTCTTTGCAGCCTTTCATCGTGTCTCTTTAGTGTGTCTTTTAACCATTCATCATTCATGCAAAATTCCTTTCTTATATAAAAAAGGACTGTAGCGCTACAGTCCTTTTAAAAATAGATTTAGTTTTTTTAATTATATAGTTGTTTTTATTTTTTGTATTCTCACATTTTACATCTTTTTCACCCCCTTTACAGTTATTATACTATAAGTTTAATATAATATAGTTAACTGTTCTATGATCTTACTTGACATTTACTTGGTAAAATACTTAGTAAATTAGTGCACAATATTTTTAAATTGCGAATTAAACTATTTTATCCATGCTCTTAAATTAGTTATTTTCAATGTAGCAGGTAATCCTGTTACACTTGATTTTACTCTAATTCTTATTTGATAGACTTTTGTATCACTAATTGTCATTTCACCAATATTAGGATTAATTGTCATTGATACAACATCACCTGTAGCATGTTTTAAATCTATACCTACATTAGTTACTCCATCATTTAAAGTTATTTCATCGGCTCTAAATATAAGTTTCTTCCCTTGATTAGCAGAAATAACATCTGTAGGAATATCATATCTTATCCCTTGACTTTTAGCTGTAAATGTAAAGGTAGCACTTAATGAATTACTATTACTTATTGCATTTGGAGCAACTGTATCATTTGTCCAATTTGCAAAAACAGGTAATATATTTGTTCCTTCAACTTCGACATATGTAGCTAAAGCTGTAATTACTATATTACCAGTAACATTAGCTATTGATATATTTGTACCACTTACTGCTGTACTTGTAATATCGGTGTCGCCCATAGTTACAGTTAAACTTTGTAATTGGTAATTATCATTTAAATTAATCGTAGCACTATAAGAAGTATTTTCTTCTACTTGTGTAGCACTATTTGAAAGTGTACAACCTGTTAATGTTTTACTTATACTATAATAAGTTACTGGAGGTACATCTATATTATTTACTGTAACTGTTATATTCTTGCTATTAGCTCCTTCACAACTTAAAGTTATATTAGATAATAATGTATCATAATTTTCAGCTTGGTGTGATGCAGTAACTCTAACTGTTTGTGGTGTACTCCAATTATTAGAAGTAAATGTTAGACTAGATTTATCTAAGCTAATATAATCATTGCTATTAACAAGATATACAGTCACATCATTTTCTATTTCTCTATTAAGTTTGACTGTAAAATCGGCATAAGCACTTTCATTTATAGATATTTGTTCCACGCTTGCATCTATATTTATAGCATTATTGTTTTTAACTTGTAAATAATATGTGTATTCGTCCATATAATCATTATTTACAAAGTCATAACCTCTAAAAATAACACCTTTTTCATATACATCAACTACCATACCTTCTATTGGGTCAGTATCTGTAATATAAGATAAATCTAAATTTCTAGGCAAACCAATACTTGGCATACCTATGGTAGCGCTATTATGAGCATTAATTTCATAAAATTTTATATTATTATAAGTGGGGTCTAATTTTTCTACATTAAAAGGTTGGGGAGAATGCCCACTAAATATAATTAGATTTTCTATACTAGACATATAACCTGCTATAGTAGACGATTCTGTTGAATTACTTGCAAATCCATAAACTTGTTTTGGTTTTAAGCCGCTATATCCATACAAAGGATAATGCATAAATAGAAATATTCTCTTACCTTTATATTCTTGCATTTTTGTAGCTAACCAGTCTAAACTTTCACTATAAAAATCAGCAGGTGTTCCTGTTATATTTACATCATTGTCAACGCTCATAAATATAAAGGCATCTCCGTTTTTTTCAAAAGAATATCTAAATCCATGTCCTATATTTTGCTGCCATACACCTTCCGTAACTTTTGCATCGTGATTCCCTGTACAAGAATATAAAGTTTTAGTACATTTACTATCCCAAAGCTGTTTAAAAACTGGGATTCTAGTATTAGGAGTATCTACAACCAAATCACCACAACCACATACAAAATCTATATTTAAGCCTTCCAATCCTTCTAACATTTTATTTGTATCTTCAGGAACACTATAATCTGTTCTACCATAATGAATATCTGAAATTACTGCAAAAGAATACATTTTTTTACCTAATGCAGTATCACTTGCTATACTACTTCCACTTATTTGTTGTATTTTAGTTGCTAATTGTGCAAATGTATCTGAACTACTTGCATCTACACCTTTGCCAGTAATAGCTGTAGCAATTAATCCCTTACCATTACTGGCAGATTGAAAAAGCTCTGATAATGCTCCTTCAACATTTGTTGATGTAAAATTATTATCTATATCTTTTATAGTTATATCATCTGCTTCACTAGAACCACTAGAAGTAGGTAAATCAGTTCCTTCATCTAGTTTAGTTCCATCGTTTTTTGCTAAATATATTTTATTCCCTTCAACTATAGTTTTTTTCGCAATATCTTTATATTGCGAATTAACTTCGTTGATAGCTCCTACTATTTCCTTGCTAGTTGTTTCTAATGAATTATCACTTTTCTTTTGATAGCCTGTTAAATCTCCACCTTGTAAAGATTTTACTTGTTCAATTAACTGTTTAAGTATCGGTAAATCTGGGCTTGATGATATTTCTTGATTTAGGTTAGTTAATATACTTCCTTTTACTTCATAAGTTGAGCTTGAAGTAGTAATACTTTCATCATTATTTTCTACTTTACTAGATACTTCAAATTCAAAGTTGTAATTTCCAACTTGATCTATAAATTCAGAAGTCAAATCTATTTCAAATAAAGCTTTTTCTTCATTTAATAACTTAGCTTCAAACGTTCTATATTGATTTGTTTTAGGTTTTATTACATTTAGCGTAATTTTATAATCAGTTGCATTTTCTATAGTTACATAATTCTTTATTAGTTCATTTTCACTCATATTTATAACAAGTTGTACAAACATATTTGAAGTCTTTTTATCTGTATTCCAAAAGGTCATCTTTGGTACATCTATCGTTGCTTCTTTTACATTTATTTTGATTAAGTAATCTCGATTTAAATTAGTTATATTACTCAAATCGTCACTTCCTCTCTAGTCTTGATAAGTTATTGTTGCTTTTATAACTCCTGTACATTTCATATAATGATCTTTATCGAATATGTGCTTTAATCCAAATCCTTTCATTGTTCCGTTTTTTATCGCATTCAATACTGCACTATCTGTTATTGTAACTGTTGTTGTTGCATTCATTGTAAGATTAGCAGTTTTGCTCCAACTTAAATAAGTAGGCTCACCAGAAGGCCTACTTAAATGATTATGCATAACTATTTTAGCTTCATTATTAGAAGAACTACCTCCACTTGTACGTTCTATTTTTAGAACAACTTTTGTTATAGTCTTGCCTTGCAATTTAGCAAAGTCATTTCCAAAGAACCATGCTCCTACACTGTTAGATGTCCATTTCCCTTGTATGACTAGGTTATCTTGTGCCCAATCGCTCCATGTATAACGATATGTATCTCCATAGTCAGAAGTGAATGTAACTGATTTACTTGTTGTAGTTCCTGTATTAGTATTAGTTCCAGTTTCAGTCGTAGTGCTATCTACAGTAACTTTGTTGCTATCTTGTATTATTTGTGATGAATTATCGTGAACTAGTTGCCCGCTAGGAATAGAACCATCTTGAATGCATATTGTAGCACCATATATGGCTCTAGCAGCATAATTATTTGTTTTTCCATAATTCTTATACATAATAACTTTGCTGCCTCTAGCTTGCACTCCGTTTTGACTGCCTATTACTTTGCAGTTTTGCATTAACAATGTTGTTCCATGTTCTGCTCCTATAGCATAATAAGAGTTTGATGTTGTTTGACCATATACATTTATGCTTCTAAGTGTAACAAAATTGCAATTCGAGAAATACATTCCGTAATAATACGTGTTGCTACCTACCATACTAGAAGGCATTACTGCAGGTCTTTCGCTATCTACACCATCTGGAATGCCTGTAACAGTAGTAGCGCCGTATATAAATAATTTGGCAGTACAATTATATCCAGCTATATATCCGTTATAATTTTTCATATTCATGTATAGATGTATATCACCATTAGAAAATCCCTTTAGATTAAGATTCTCATTGCATTCCTTATCAAGAGTTATATAGATGCTATTACCATTCAAATTTTTAGGTAAAGCATCTAAAAAACCTTGTACAGTATAGAATTTTGCACTACTAATAATAGCAGAAGTATCATCACCATCTGTTGCTATAGTTACAGATATATCATTTACAAGCGAATTAATAATATCTTTACTAACAATTTTTCTAACAATAAGAGTATCTGCGGTCATATTACCTTGTGCATTAACTGCTCCGTTGAAATTACCATTGTTAGCGGTCATGTTTCCTTCTGAATCTATAGAAAATCCGCCATTGATAGTTGTATAGCCTTCTAATAATATATTTTTAGCTTTTAAGATGATATCTGAGGTTGAAATCAATTCTATGAACTCAGGTGCAATAGTTATACTACTTTCTTCATCATCAGAATCAAGTCCTTTTGCTATTAAACTAAGTTTCTGAACAAGTAAAGTCAACAATGGTATACTTTGCATATCGATTAATATTCTTCCATCTTCACCGAGATAAAAAGTATTCTTTTCACCATTATTAGTAAGTATATTCATAACACTATTTAAGTCAGCATCTAGTTTTTTATATCCTACTTCTTCTAATTGGCCTTTTAAATCAGTTTCCTTTTCATCTTCCAATAATTTCTTTACTTGATTATAATTTTCTGAATAAGTGGCATGAGCTTTTTCTAGATCATACTTATCATCTTGTGTTATTTCTCTATTTGTTATTACTTTTTCAAGTAAAGAAACAAGTTCATCATAACTAGAGGAGAAATTATCATGCTCTCTAGTTATAGTCTCTATATTGCTCATAATAATCCCTCCTCATTATAATTTCTTAGGTCTAGCTACAAATAATATCTTATCTGATTTATTTGCTGTAATTTCTATTATTCTAACTCCATTTGTAACCGTAGTAGATTCGATTATATTCACCGAACCGCCATCGTCTGTCGGCCCAACAACGATAGCTACATGGGAACAATTCATATAACGACCATTTTCACCATTATCTCTATCGTAAAAAACCATATCGCCAGCTTGTAAATTAGAGTAATTTATTATATCTATATCATGTAATACCCAGCCTTTCTTTACACAATATTCAGCCTGTTGTGCAGCATTTCTCGGCAACATAAATGCCCAGCTAGTCTTTGAATTTTTAACAAGTTTTTTTAGATTATGATTCGCATAAGGACTTTTGTCATATGTTATATCTGCATAAGCAAATATAGAAAGTGAACTACAGTCGATATTTGCCTTTTTAGCAGTTGAATCGTACCATTTGTCAATGTTTCCAGCCATATCATTTGGGAAACTAGTGGGCTCAGACTTGATTGCATACGAATTATCTCCGTATCTTAATTCAGTTCTATTTAGATATGTTTTTGCAGTTTTTACAACTTTTTCACCGCCTACAAATTTGTATGTTTCTGCATATCCTTCACCCTTATCAACAGATACAGTTCCGTAATACTTGTAATCTATAGAGGTGTTTACATTAGCCATTACTGTTATTTTATATCCCATATTAGGTTTTGGCACTAGTTGTCCAGCTACACAATCCACTCCTTCTAAATAACAAATTTTAGATTGTGAATAACTAATTTGTTCCGCAGTAGTAAACACTATTCTAGCATAAAAACTATTATCCACTTTATTTTTTAATCTAAAAGCTAAAGATTTTATAGTTTTTTTAGGCCAAGTGTAAGTTTTTGTGCTTTCTAATAATATATCTACTGTCTCACCTTCTCTTTTTGATGCATTGCTATCGTCATCATCACCGCCAGTACCTCCTCCACTACTATCATCTTTCTTTTTATATCCAATAGGAGTAGCTAGTAATTTTTCTTTTATTGCATCATAAAAAACACCAATGCTATCGTCATCTTTAAATGTATAACCATCACTGGTGTAATCAGGATTTAATAAATTCGTATAAGTTTCTAATTTGCTAGATATATCTAATAAAAATACATCTTCTTCATTTTCACAAAATGTTTGTAATTCAGTGTTAAAAGAATCAATATCATTATTTACATTTTCATAATCTGTATAAGCAGTTGAAACATGTAATTCTTTTAAAATAAATACAGGTGTATTTCTATATTTATTTTTTAATATATTTGTAAGAGTTTTAATTCCCGTTATACCTTTTTCTGTTAGATCATTTAATCCAAAATGTACAAGTGCATAAGGAATTGAACTTGGATAAACTTTTTCATCATCTTCGTATAAGCCTTCTACTGTAGTTAACAAATTATTATTATCGTCATAAAAATCATATGCATTTGCCTTTCTAACCGCTTTTATGTAGACTTCATTCATATCTGTCTTGTCAATCACAGGAGTGTCCTCTACATTATTGTTATCGGCTTCAACTAAATCGTAAGGTCTTAAACAAAATCCATATTTATATATATCTGAGTAAACAGCCATATAACGAATTGCCTTTGGCCAATAATCCCATTGTCTAGCATGTGCAACCATATGTGTGCCGTCTACTTTACCACAATAAATTAACGTATGGTGTGTAAATTTATACGCCATAGCTTTTGCTCTAGTTAATGTAGTTGGACACTCCTTATTGCACATCATTATTATGTCCCCTGGGAGCATATTCTCTATTGTAGTTTTAGTTATCTTAAACATTGTATAACCACTTTTTCTCGTAGCATAGTCAACAAGTGTTCCTGCTGCACATAAGGAATCACTATGGAATATACTTTTTAATCCAGCTTCACCATAGCAACAAGTCACTAAAGAAGAGCAATCGTAACAAATAGGATTTTTTATTCCGTAAAAAGTGCCTTTTCTTTTGTTAGGCTTTTTAAAGTTCCAAGTACGATAACTTTGGTCATATGTTGCCAACTTATCTGTATGTTGTTGTACTATAGCTTTTGCCGTATCAACTATTATTTGTCTTATATCAGATGCACTTGTTTGACCTTTTGCTTTTGGAGTAGATGTACCAACTCCATAGCCTAGCTTGTTTCCTTGAGCATCTAAATAGTAAGGTAATTGGCCATTTACAACTTTATACCAACATAGATATAATTCTACGTTATTTGGTGTTCCTAATCCTTTTTGATCTTTTAATTTTTGTCTATAAGCTGCAAAGTCAAATTTTCCACTGTCTAATTCCTCGTAAACTTTTAATTTTGTTTCATTTGATTGAGAACTCAAATAATAAGAATCAACGAATGTATATCCGTATTTATCGCACACATACTTACTCACTATCCAGTTCAATGAACCTTGTCCCATATTGTTAGCTACTAATCCACCAAATATATTTCCGTGCGCATAATCAATAGCTTGACGTAGTTCCCAGCACCCAAATCGTATTTGATTTAGAATGTTTCTATCTACTGTTATTCCATTAACTGTAGTAGTTCCACCTGCCCCTGGTTTCATAGTATTATAAGAAGGTAGAAATTTATAAGTGCTGCCGTCTAAATATTTTATAGTTTGTGCCTTATTTCCCCACTCTTTGAAGTATGTACTTCTTTCACATTGCATTAGTCCGTAACCACCATTACTACCTGTAGTACTATAAGGGTCACCTCTAGATTCTCCCATTATGACTGCATACACTAGATTTGTATCTAAGCCAAATTTTCTAGCATAATGTTCAACTATAAGATATAGTTTATATTTATTTCCTGTAGATGATAAATCGTTAAGATTAGCCTTGTTTTGATATTTACCTATGTCATATTTCTCATATAACGCTAATGCTTCTGCATATTTGTCATTAGTTTTATCGGTAGTAGATACAGTTTTAGAAGTTTTTACTTGATGAAATCTGTCATCTCCAAGCCATACACCATTTTTATAAGAAGTTAAATAAATAGGGTCGCCATCACCTTCATCGGGAGGGTCTGGTTTTGGATGTATAATATCTTGAATTTCATCAAATATTTTGTCTATCTCTTCTTTTTCTACTCCCATTTTTTCTAAGTATTCTCGTATTTTAGCAATATCCTCGTCAGTCAAATCACCTATTCCAATACCACCAAGAAATTCAATTATTTCTTTTAATAAATCGTCTTTATTAGATAAATTTTTTATCTTACTTATAACTTCTTTAAAATTACTAAATTCTGCTGTACATTTTGTTTCATCAGAAAAAGATAATTTTAATTTATTTACTCTAGCTTCTAAAAGTAATGGCTTTACTCCAAAGCTAAAATCCCTTATTGATACAGTATCGCCTATATCAAGTTCATCATCATAAGAAACACTCATTTCATAAGTTGCTTGAGGTTTAGAACGTTTTTGTAATTCCTCATATGCTTCTTTTAACAAGTCAGATGCATTATTGGCATCACTCTCAAAATAGCCAAATATATGTCTACCATCATTGTTATAAAGTTTAAAAGCTTCTTCATCAGCTATAAAGTCTTGATTGAGTGGTTTGTCGACTGGATCTCCTTTTTCTTTTATCCATTCTACTGAATGTATAGTTATATCATCTTTTCCATAAGGGATTAATGCTGTACAGAAATCGGACCATTTTTTGGTTTGACCTATTTTATTTGCATTATCACCATATGTAAAAATCTTATTTGTTACTTTCCCTTTTTTCTTATATACATTTATAATCTGTTTTAACTTACTTCCTTGCCTTTTAACTGTAAATTCAAGTTCAGCACCGAAACTAGCTATATTATCTTGAATAGCTTTTAATACGTTTGTTTTAGATTCTATTTCAATAGTAAGCACTGTATTAAGTAGCTCGCTGTCAACGTATCCCACTGCAAACTCAGTATTTATAAGAACTGCTTCTAAAAACTGTTTCACATTCCCTACAATTACTTGAGGTTGTGTCGGCTCATTTATAAGTGTTATCCCTGTATTTTCACAGTAAATGTCAGTTATAACATTCTTTTTCTCGTGAGTTGTTCCAGATTCGAATATTTGAAATAATCTATCTTTGCCTTTAAATCTAAAAATTATATAGTTAAGTCCGATTAACTTATCAGAATACCTTTTTACATCTTTTACAGATAATGTATAAGTGTCCATAAAAGTTTCTAGGTCCAACTCATATTCATCATCAAAAAAACAACTGTCTCCCTGTGAAGGTATAACATCTATTATTTCTTTTTGTCGATTTAAAACAAAAATTGTGTTTACTCTATACATTATCTATTAAACCTTTCATTAAATATTACACTACTAGAAGATATTGGGCTATCTGAATTTATTGTTATTGCATTTTCGCCTTGCTCCAAATTAAAGAAGTAACTCCCATAATCTATGTAATCCATAAAAAGCTCGCCATTTTTATAAACCTTTTGATTTAAAGTATCTATACTTATTTCATCTCCAGCTTTAAAAATGTATAAGTTTGTATCTTCTTGAGTTGTATCATTTAGTTTATTTACAATAATTCTATTAAGTGTCATTGTATCAACTGCTTTTTCTTCTCCATATTGGCCAAAGAAAACATCTATATGATTTAGGTTTCCTGTTGGAAAATCGCTATCTCTTATATCTTCTGGCTTAATTGTTTTAACTATTTCACCAGAGGAATTATATTTAACAACTTCAACACTCCATTTTGTGCCTTCCCTTTTTATAGTAAAATGGCCTTTAAATTCGTTCCAATCTCCATATTGTCCCATATTAAGGTAATGTTTCTTTATAGTAAGCTTATCTCCACTACCTTCTGTAGTTGTTGTGAATTTTACTTCTGGCAATTTAAAATCTTTATCTTCTAATACAGTTTTATTTCCTATTTGTACAACTGGATAGTTTGATTCAAAATACTTTTGGTCATCACATAACATAAACTTGAATAATTTTACACCATTTACATCGCATCCATACATTTCTAACAAGCCTAATTGATTTTCAGCCACAACTATATCTTCATCTGTTTCTATCGTTGTATCCGAGCCTTTTGTAAGATATTCACTCCAAACGTAGCCTGTTTTTCCATTATAGGTTACTTTGCTCCATTTCCCACTTGTGCTATTTAAATAATTAACCGCTGTACCATTCGGTATTGTAGCTAATAACTTTGTTTTCTTGCTTGCTCCACTTCTTAATGATGCTGTATGATTTGTGTAATAATTACTTGTTTTTGTAGTGATCTTCTTTAAGCCTTTAGATATTTTAGCCCAGCCTGTTTTACTATCATACGTAGTTTTTATCCAGCCGTTAGTTGCTTCTTTTCCATCTACTTTTACAGGTGTTAAATAAACACCTTTCTTTATAGTTTTTATTGTCTTGCTACTAGAAAGTCTTTTCTCTTTTAAAGCTATTGATGTAGCTGTTACTTTATATTTAGTAGTAGTTGTTGTATTTGTGCTTGCATTTTCGTTATATTTCAATTTTCCTGTAGAATCAAAATAAAAGTAGCCTTGCAC